AAGATGAGGAAAAAGACTACCTAATGAATGCTTTGAGTCAAGACCCGCAGCTGAGTCAAATCTTTGACAAGGTTGTAGAGACTGCCTCAGAGTTTTCCGGGTCAGGCATGGTTGATGGCCCGGGAAGTGGTGTGTCAGATTCAATTCCCGCTAGATTATCTGCGGGTGAGTTTGTGATCACCAAAAAAGCCACCGATCAGATTGGCCCCGAAAATCTCCAGAAAATGATGGATGATGCTGAACGGGCTTATGATGGTGGATTAATGTCTAGGCAACCCTCTGATACAACATCTTACGATACACTTTCTGATGAGGAAATCAGAAAACAAATGTTAGATGCAAACAGAATGCCTAGTGTTCGTTAACACGGCTACCTTGTAGTAACAAGCCCCGTACTGGTCTGACGAGACTAAATTGGTATGGCTACCTTGTAGACAACAAGCCCCGTTTGGAGACTATTATGACTGAAGCAGTTATGGATAACGATGAAGTACAAGCTAATCCTTACAACATGGATAAGGAATGGCACAAAGGAACAGATAAAGAGTTCGTGAGTGCCGACACTTTGTTTACCCCGAAAAAACCAGAGGCCACCTCCAGCGAAGAAGCTGAAGCCCCGAAGGAAGAAGGTAAAACAAATTACAAGAAAAGGTATGATGATCTAAAGAAACATTATGACAAACGTGTTTCAGAGTTCAAGCAGAAAGAGGAACAGCTTCTTGCTGAAGCTAGGGCAGCAGCCCCTCAGTATCAAGCACCTAAGTCTGTTGAAGAACTGGAGCAGTTTAAGGAAAAGTATCCCGACTTGTATGAGACTGTAGAAACTGTAGCGCACATGCGTAGCGAAGAACAGATTGCAGACCTCCGACAGGAATTGGTAAGCATCAAACAACGTGAAGCTGATATTACTCGTAAAGAAGCTGAAGCGGAGTTGATGTCACGCCATCCCGACTTTAACGAAATTCGTGGAGATGATAATTTCCATGAGTGGGCAAAAGGTCAGCCTGAAGAAATACAAGATTGGATTTACAACAATCCTAATAATGCTACTTTAGCAAGTCGTGCTATTGACTTGTATAAGCTTGAAAGCGGTATCCCTCAGTCTAAAACTTCTAAACAGTCCAGACCTGCAACCTCTAGTGCAGCGGATATGGTCTCTACTAAGACCAAAACTGTTGATGCTAAAGAAGCAAAGGTTTGGACAGAACGGGAGATTGCCCGTATGTCTGTAGATCAGTTTGATAAATATGAGGATGAAATCAATCAAGCTATCTCTGAAGGCAGGGTAATCAAAGGATAATTTTGTCTAATATTGAGGTAATACATCATGGCTTATAATCAGGCCGATCAGTATTTTGAACCAGCAACAGATACTGATGCTAACTTTGCGAACTCCGTAAGTGGTCAAACCAATTCATTCTTCCTACCTGCCGTTTACAGCAAGAAGGTACTTAACTTCTTCCGTAAGGCAGCGGTTGCTGAAGCAGTCACTAACACTGACTACGCTGGTGAGATTTCCGCTTATGGAGATTCTGTTAAAATCATCAAAGAGCCTACCATCACTGTTTATCAGTACGAGCGTGGTCAGGACGTAACTCAGACCAAGTTGACAGATCAGGAAATTACTCTGGTCGTTGACACTGCTAACGCCTTCAAGTTCATCGTAGATGATATTGAAAGCAACATGTCTCATGTAAACTGGCGTGAAGTTGCAGCTTCTTCTGCTGCTTACTCACTCCGCGATGCATTTGACGAAAATGTATTTAGCAAAATGGTCTCTGGTCTTTCAGCTTCAAGCCCCGATCACACTCTGGGTGCTGACTCTGCGACTGCTCTTGCTGCTGGTACTTATGATGGTGCTGGCGCGGTAGACCTTGGCGTTGCTAGTGAAACCGATCCTCTTGATCTTATGGCGCGTATGGCCCGTCTTCTTGACGAGCAGAGCGTACCTGAAGAAGGTCGTTGGTTCGTAGCTTCTCCTGACTTCTATGAAGAACTGTCACAGACAGATTCTAAACTGCTGTCAGTAGACTACAACGGTGGACAGGGTTCCATCAGGAATGGTCTAGTAGCTGAAGGTAAGCTGCGTGGCTTTAGCATGTACAAGACTAACAATATGCCTTCTCAGTCTAATGCCACTGGCGTTTGTCTGGCTGGTCATATTTCTTCTACTGCTACTGCACAGACTATCGTTAACACTGAAGTAATCCGCGATCCGTCATCTTTCGGTGACATCGTTCGTGGTCTTCATGTTCACGGTGTTAAAGTATTGCGTCCCGAAGCAATGGTCGGTGCGTACTACATTATTGACTAATAGTTGATAGGAAGGTGGGGGTAGGAAACTGCCCCCATTCTTTTATGAGAAAAAAAGGCATAAATTTAAAAGCTAGAAACAAGCACAGAGGTAGACCCCGCAAAAGTCAGGTGTCGCGTGAGCAGTACGAACAGAACTGGGATCGTATATTTAAAAAGGATAAATAATGGCAGCATCATTCTTAACTGTTACAAATGAACTGTTACGCGAACTGAATGAAGTTCCATTAACTTCTGCTAACTTTGCTTCAGCTACAGGCATACAGCAACACGCTAAAGACTGTATCAATAGAGGTTACTTAGACATAGCTAACTATGAACCTAAGTGGCCTTTTCTTGCTACTGGGGAAAGTGGTACAACAGACCCAATGTATGGCAACGTATATGTTGAAACTACTGCGGGTACACGTTGGTACGAACTTAAAGCTGCTAGTTCAAATGTAACAACTGACTATGGTGCAATTGATTGGGATACTTTCTATGTAACTACAATTGGAGTTACTGGTGAGACTGCCCCATATGTTTCTAAGAATCTAAGATTTTTAACCACGGAAGAGTGGAAAGATTTTAGGCGTACCGCAGAAAATGCAGACGATGCAGATACACAGACTTGGGGAGAACCCCGCTTTGTCATTCGTAGCCCAGACTCTCGTAAGTTTGGACTAAGCCCAATCCCTAAACAAACCTATCGTATTTGGTTCTATGCTTGGGATTTGCCAACAGAACTATCTGCATATTCAGACACAATAGTGTTCCCAGATTTATACAAGCCCGTCTTAATGGCTAGGGCAAGATATTACATTTGGCAGTTTAAGGATAACCCACAGGCTGCTGCATTTGCGTTAGATGACTATAACAAAGGACTAAGAAGCATGCGTTCTAATCTTCTTGATCCTACTCCATCATATTTTAAAGACGATAGAGTGGTATACGTTTAATGTCTCAACCATTTGGTCTTTCATGTAAGGGCGGGTTAAACACTAACCTGAACCAATTTGATATGCTGCAACAGCCGGGGTTTGCTACGCAGCTAATTAATTTTGAAGTAGACCCGGATGGTGGTTATAGGCGTATTAATGGCTACGCCAACTATGGCACAACTAGACCCGAAGGTACATCGCAGATTCATGGTGTATTTCCTTATGCACTAGGTCTTGTTGTATGTGTAGATACAAGTATTTACTACACTGAAGATGGTACAACATGGACGCAGATAAATAGAGATACAGGACATGCTGGCGTTACTGAAGCTAATCTAAGTTCTCAAACAGAACTAGATAGACCTGATCAAGGTCAGGCACAGTTTGCAATAATGCGTGCGCCTACTGGACATACAAGTAGCGAGTATGGTTCATTAAGTATTGCAACAGGCGCAGATAAAATGGCACACTTCCATATTGATGGAACAGGTGCTAGTAGAGTATTTATATACCAAGAAATATCTACTCCTGCTGCTGCTAAATATGTTGAAAACCATAACAAGCATATTTGTGTTGTTGATGCAGAAAACGCACCATCAACTGTTTATTACAGTAAAACAAATGATGACAGAGACTTTACTGGTACTGGTTCTGGTTCAGTAACAATTGACGACAGAATTGTAGGTATTAAAAGTTTCCGTGATTCTCTTTATATTTTTTGTCAAAACACAATACATAGATTAGATAATATTAACGACTCAGCTACTGTCGCTGTTTCACAAATTACTGCTAACGTAGGTTGTTTAAGTGGATATAGCATCCAAGAAATTGGTGGTGATGTTTTATTTTTAGCACCAGACGGTATTCGTCTTGTAGCTGCAACAGCCCGTATTGGTGACGTTGAGTTGAGTTCTGTGTCACGACAGGTACAGTCTATTGTTGCAGACATTGCTGCAAACATAACTGACTATACTATAAGCAGCGTAGTTTTAAGAAACAAGTCGCAGTATAGATTGTTTTACACACCAACTGGTTCGTCTATTGCTGCATCTAAAGGATTGATTGGAACATTAACACCAAACGGATTTGAGTGGTCTGAAACAGAAGGTATTCAAGCCCCCGCAATTTCATCAGCATTTTTAAGCACGGGCGTTGAAAAAACATATCATGGTGATAACTCTGGTTACATTTACGAACATGATAGCGGTAACTACTTTTATCAGACAGGTACAGCCCAGACTATATCAGCAAGATACAAAACGCCAAACCTAGACTTTGGTGATGCAGGTACGTTAAAAACATTACACTATGCAAAAATTTCATTAAGTCCTGAAGGCGAAGTACAACCATCTTTGCGTGTAAGATTTAATTATGAAGATACAACTATTCCTCAACCAGCTGACTATGTACTAACTGAAGTACAAACTCCTTCATTGTTTGGATCAGCAGTATTTGGAACAAACGTATTTGGTGGTTCACTAGACCCGTTAGTAAGACAATCGTTGCAGGGGAGTGGGCATGTAGCTAGTTTTAGACTTTCAAGTAATGATAACAATGCTGCATATTCAGTAAACGGTTTATACATAGATTATATGCCCTCGGGTAGGAGATAAGAGAAAATGGCTGGAACTAGTTACACTAGACAAAGTACATTTGCAGATGGCGATACTATTACTGCTGCGTTATTTAATGACGAGTATAACCAGTTAGTAAATGCATTTTCGTATGCAAGTAGTGGTACAACTGGACACAGGCATGATGGTACGTCTGGCGAGGGCGGTAACATTCATGTTATTGGTGACGAAGACTTTTTAAATAAGATTGCAGTTGATAGCACCAATAACCGCTGGGGCTTTTATGTAGAAGTAAGTAGTGCAGCTGTTGAACAGATTCGCATTCAAGATGGTGCAATTGTTCCAGTAACTGATGATGATATAGATTTAGGTACATCTTCATTAGAATTTAAAGACCTGTATTTAGATGGTACAGCAACTATAGATACGTTGACTGTAGATGGTGCTTCTACTATAGGCACGACTCTTGGCGTTACAGGCGCAACAACTCTTTCTAGCACACTGGATGTTACAGGCGCAGCTACTTTTGATGGCAATGTAACTATCGGTGATGCAGCTACAGACACACTTACCATTACCGCAGATGTAGCTTCTAACATTATTCCTAGTGCAGATAGCACATACACTCTTGGTGACGGTAGTAATTACTGGTCACACGGCTACATGGATGCTGTTACTACAACAGGCGACATCTCTGTTGGTGGCAATCTAACGGTAACAGGCAATGCGACAATATCTGGTAATCTTACTTTTGGTGATGCAGCTACAGATACAATTAACCTTGCTGCCGATGTTGCGTCAAATATTCTTCCTTCAGCCACAAACACATACGACATCGGTGGAACTGGAGCCGAGTGGAAAGACATCTATATTGATGGTGTTGCGTATGTTGATTCTATTGATTTGGCTGGCACTACTATTACCGCTACTGGTGCTGAACTTAATACTCTAGCGGGAATAACAGCTACAGTAAGCGAGTTAAATACCCTTGATGGTATTACAGCTACAGTCGCTGAGTTGAACTACACTGATGGTGTCACATCAAATATTCAGACTCAGTTAAATAACAAACAGGCTTTAGATTCTGACTTAACTACAATTGCTGGTTTGTCTAATGCAGACGGTAACTTTATTGTAGGATCAGCTACGGGCTGGGTAGTAGAGTCTGGTTCAACAGCAAGAACATCGCTTGGTCTTGGAAGCCTTGCAACAGCCAGCACAA